TAATGTAATGTAACATAGCCATCATCTGCATCTTATCCACCTTACTTAAGCTTTCACCATAACCCTCAGCAAATCCTTCACCTTGGTCAACATTAACGTTACACATTACAACACAACGATTCCATGTACGTAATGCAGCATCTTCTACATCATTAAACAGACTATAACCTTTATAATTATTATTCATCTTTCAACTTCTCCAGCTTCTCTTGAGCACGTCGCTCTTTGGCTACTTGTTTTTCTTCATCAGTTATTACTTTATGGCACGCAGTGCATAACACTTGCAGGTTATCTTTTTCACAGAACATACGTTCAATACAATCATCCCATGTAGTCCAACCTACTGCTGGGTCAATGATTGGGTCTATGTGGTCTACGTGTACGTTATTAGAGCGCCTCCTACTACCCTCTACTTTAAGTGATGCAGGTACCTCCTCCCCACAACCAGCGCATCTATAGAAGCCACGCTTTGTCCTAGCCTCTTTCTTACATTGGTTGATGGGAGCCCATTTCATGCTACAACGCCTTAAATTACCTTTTATAAAACTGCGGTAACGAGCCTCTGTCCACGCACCAGAGCATCGAGTTTTAGCGCCCCCTGTGCGCCCTACTTTACCTTTACTCCTCTCTGCCATAAAACTCCCCATATAATTCTAAGCGCCTAATATTCCTCATCTTCTGAGCCTCCTCAAGAGTATCGAACAACCCCACCCACACCTCTCGACCTTCATACCGAAACCTGACCTCGTACTTATTCTTACCTACTCGCTTCCTTATATTGGTCATGGGTTTAACAACCCTGTTACGACCATTCTCTGCCCTAGTAGCAAGACGTAAGTTACTTATGTGGTTGTCGTGCACGTTCCCGTTGATGTGGTCTATCATCATGCCATCTGGTATTTTACCATTAGACATTTCCCACACCAACCTGTGGTAGAAGACATCCTTGCCGCCAAGACTCAACCTAGTGTAGCCCTTGTCATCTACCCAACTCATATCTTACAAGCGCCCCCTTCACAACCTTCATCTTCATCACTGTCAAACTTCTCAACTTCGTAGTCTGTATCCATATTGTCTAGCTCATCTAAGAAGTCTAGGTTTTGGTCAGTCCCCATATACAAAACTCCGTCACTAAGCTCTTTCATCGTACATAACATAATGTTTTAAACTCCCGTCTTCATTAAGTTCTTTAACCATCCAAGCTAACTGAGCTTGTTCCTCCATCTCAGTGTGCCATTCATCCTCACCATAGGAGGCTCTGTAAAGCCCTCTAACGGCATTAAACATCTCACCCTCATCATTGCATTCCTCTAATGCTTTAAAGGCTTTAACGCCTCCACAGCGAGGTAGTCCGGGGTAGTTATCAGTTACATCTCCTGTTAGTATCTGTGAGTAGAAGAACTTAAGCCCAGTTCCTACTAACTTCTTACCACCTATCAACTCTAAGCTACCCACCTCTTTCACTTCACTAAAGGGGAACGCCTTCTGCATACCACAAGCCCAACCATAGTGCATTCCGGGTATGATTTTTAAATCCTTATCCCTAGAACATATCACGGTAGTTAATGGTTCAGATTTGAATTGATGTATGGCTAGTAAATCATCAGCCTCACAACCTCTAGCACAGGTAACATCTCTAGTAGCACAGACATAAGCCACTAAGTTATCGTAGTGTAAGGGCCTCTTACTATCCTTACGATTACCTTTGTAAACTTTCTTCTTAGCTACCTTATCCCTAAAGTTAGGAATATACTTACTCGGTTGATAAATATCTACTAGATTATTATTAAACGCATCAAGTGGTTTAGCTTCCTGTTTCTTAATAGCTCGTTTAAGAGCCTTAGCTTTCTTCTTTTCCCTTGCTTTATACACTTGTTTATTGTCAGTCATGAAGAAGAGGGATTCTTCGGTTGCCCAAACTTCCCCCTCTATCTCCAACACTTTCTGGTCAAACGCTTCTGAAACTACATCAAAAGATTTCATTACAATCTCTTCTGATATTTCATCCACGTATTGACCAATGCTACCGACTTCATACAGGAGTATATCAAGGTCTATAAGACATTGCATACTTATTCCTTAGGTTGGTTAGCCTTTTCAAAAGCGTCATACAATTGCTTCTGTTTAGATTTACTAACAGGACGTAGGTTAATGCCATCAATAGACAACCCCTTACCATTAGCGTCTACAACCCCATCATTACAACGAGCTGCTACGAATAACTTACGGTAAGCGTAGGGGTCATTCTCTTCTGTACGTACCATCATATCACCAGCGATGTATACAGTGTCCCCTTTCTTTAATCCGTAGTCTACATACCTACTGCACTTAACGTGTGCAAACATTCCAACTTCAATCATTACCATTCTCCGTCGTCTTCTTCTTCGTCAGCAGGTGTTGCTCCTTCGCTCTTAACATCTGGAACGTCCTGCTTAGGCTCAGAGCTCTCCCCCTCGCCACCCTGTAAGAGTTTTTGTAATACACTGCCATTGTATTCTAGATTCCCTGTGATTAAGTCTTGTAAGAACTGCGGTAATGAACGGAACACTTCTAAGTCTGGTTCATCTAAGACAAACACCTTAGGTGGGTTAACCAACTCAGGACACTTAGCAGCTTCCTTAGGACGCATGCCAGATACACCACCTACATTATTAAACGTACGACCTGCATTCTTACCAGAGCCTTCCTTAGTGGTTATAGTAACCATACAAGGTAGACCTATTAGTAAGGTGAAGTCTCCCTTTAACTTCTGCGTAGGGTCTAAAGCCATGTAACGCTTAGTAGATTTAGCTAGGTCAGCAGATAGTGAGTTGAAAGGGAAGTCTTCTGACTGCCATCTAGGCTTGTCTTCCATCTCATTACCATCATCATCAAGACAGAACTCATCTACTAATTCGTAGGTCATTCGTATCTCATGCTTAGGTGGCTTCTCTTGTCCTTGGTATGGACGTTGAGGTTGTAAGCCCATATCTAATACTGATACTACACGAGCTGGGTATGTACCTGCTTCGATGTGTTCTTGTGCATTAATTTTCTTACCACCGGATTGTGGTAGTTTGGAAGCGTTTAAGCCCATATTACTTTTCCCCTTTTAAAATAGTTTTAGCTTCTGTGATTGCTGTCTTAGCATCCACTTTAGAAACCTCTAGGCCATCAATGGCGAATGTTAAATCATCCACTTTAGTTTGCTGTCTTGAGATGAAAGATAAGATACCGCTTTCAAACTTATCTTTTAAGCTGCGTTTATCTTTAGCGTATTTCTCAGCGGCTTTCGTTGGGTTGTAGAACATTTGTTTCTCCTAAGTAATTACTATTAATATTAATAAAGCTACAACACCTACAACTTTAAGTGCTATATCTACTTCTACGATGTGATTCTCACACCAATCCCATGCCTGTTCAAATTTTTCCAAGTTGTTGCTCCAGTTTGTTAATCTTCATTTTAAGTTTAGATATCTCATCCTTCTGCTCAAAGATTAATTCATCACGCATAGCTATCACCTTAGAAAAATACTCCTCGGTCATAGGCATTTGTTTATCTTTACCTTGGGTTGGGGTATCCCTCCAACTAGTCATCATCTATATCCATTAACCTCAGCTTAAAAGCTTTAATTAAATCCTCAAAGAATTCTATATGGCCCTCTATTTCCTCAGCCTTAGCTATCATGGCTTGCTTATTAGCTAGTACACCACAACATGTCTGTGCTATCTGTTCACTTAGCTTCATGCCCCCACCAACGCCATAACAAACACAAGCAATAACGATACAATCATTAGAGCCCCTATAATACTAACCCAGCAAGCTTTACGCTTACCTCTACTATTCTTTACAGTGAATTCTTTAATGAATTTCTGCATAACTATTGCCAAATTGGACATCAACATCTAGTTCCCTATTTAATTTAAGCATTTTATTAACCTCACCTACAGCCCATTTACACACAGCAGTAGCCCTCTCTCTTAAGCCCTTACGTACAAGCCCAATAATTTCGTCGTGCATTTGTCCTATGATTGGAAGCCCTTTACTACGCACCTTCATCACCCACATGTCAAAACAATAAACACCAGTGCCTTGATTGAGCGTACTAAATCTATCCTTCTCATGACGTAAACTATACCAGAATCTACTCACTGGATTATATAACCACTTAGTTCCACCACACACCTTAACTACTTGAGCCTCAGCTATAGCTTTAACAGACCAGTTACGTTTCCAATACGCTTCTACAAGTTGACCGCCTTTATGTGCAGACACACCAGCAGACCTGCCAACAGTAGCACCACCAGCTCCGTATACACAGGAGTAGTTTACTTGCTTATACGTCTTTCTGGACGCAGCTATACGTTTGTATAAAGCTTTTTGTTGCTCTGGAGGTAGAGCTTTCATCTCATCTAATGTCACACCATAACTCCTCTTCCGCCTTAAGCCTAGCCTCGATAGCTTCCTCTAGGAGTGTGTAAGAGCCCAAGTGAATCTTACGTCCCTTATCTTTAATCTGTGCAGTCCACTTACCTCCGGCCTTGTGCCAACTAACACCCTTCACCCCTGAGGTGTTATTACTTGGGATTCCTGTATTAATTGCGTTTACGCGCTTGTCTGCTGACCTGAGGTTGTCTGGTCTATTGTTGCTTGGGTCTCTATCCTTGTGGTCAATTAGCTCTGGAAGGTAGCAGTGTACTAAAAGGTATATGAGTCGGTGCTCTAGGTAGAGTACCTTACCCAACCTAATGTGGACACGCCCATCCTCATCCCTCCAGCCAGCCTTCTTCCCACTGTCCTTCCAATAAAGTCCGTGGGAGTCAAACCTCTCCTCATAGTACAACCTATCATCAACCTCATACATCAACTCTGTTGATTCTGATACCATTTAAAAAACTCCTCTTCCTCTTTAGTTATCTCGCCAGCAAAGACCGCAAGCCCTGTGTGTGGGTCAAAATCTACCGCACTCATCTCTTCAACATACTTAGGGTCATACTCCTTCATAAACCCCTGCTTAGTGCGGTCTTCAAGGCTACACATATCACTACCTAGAAGTTCATACCCTTCTGGTGCAATAAGACAGCCACGTATATCAACACCATAAGGCTTATCAACTCCGGGAAGATTAACAACCACCTGATGCTTGAAGCGTAACGTGTTTGTGAGCCCTTGAATCCTAGCTTGAATATTACCGTCTTCATCTACGTTCTCCAAGAAACCATTTAGTATAGAGATTCTGTGAGTTAGTATTGATAACCCTTCCAATACTTGTAGCTTTGGTTCAACATCAAATAGTTTCTTAATGCTGGGACATACTCCGCCCCCATGCTTAAGATTTATTTGAGGTATCTTCCTTACGTCACCAGTTTCCTTGTTACGTTTAAACTCAAACGTCTCAGGAATCCAGCCGAAGGAATTCAACCAAGCTTTTAGTTGTGGTACACTGCCGGGATTAGGTTCTTTATACCCAGTAACTACCTCAACAACTCCGTCATAATCATCTGCTAAATTATTTTCTAGCAATAAATTAAACCAATTGGTTCCTGCTGCTGACCAACTGCCATCTTGCTTGAATGGTTTCTTAGGTCTAGTCTTCTTACTAACCACTGGCACCTTAGGCATTACACTGGCAAGCTCTGTAACTTTATCCTCACGGATAGTAGTAAGCTCCCCCAATACTTTAGTGGCTCTTGGAACATCAAGCCTCCACTTACGTACCTCTTGCTCTAAAGCACAGTCCATCTTAAAGGTTAAGTAATCAATAAACCTCCAAGCTTCTTCCTCACTACCATATAAACGTAAGAGTTGTTTCCA